CGCACCCGCGACTCCAACCTGGCCGCCAACAACCGGGCCATCAGCTTCTTCCAGCCGACCAGCAATGCCCAGGAGCTGCTGGCGGTGTACGAGCGATTCGAGGTCAAGGCCGACGACGCCACCAACATTCCCCGCTACGCCTACGGCAATGAGTCCGTCGGTGGGGCCGGGGAGACGGCTTCGGGCCTGTCCATGCTCATGGAGAGCGCCAACAAGGGCATCAAGGACGCCATACGTCACATCGACCGGGGCGTGATCCGCCGGGTAATCGAAGCCCTCTGGCTGCACAACATGCAGTACAGCAACGACCAGAGCATCAAGGGTGATTGCGCCGTGGTCCCGCGCGGCTCCTCCGCCATGCTGATCCGCGAGCAGACCCACGAGATGCGCGCACAGTTCCTGGCCATGACCGCCAACGACTACGACATGGCGATCCTGGGCCAGGAAGGGCGCCGGGACCTGCTGGAGGCCGTCGCCGAGAAGCTGGACATGCCGGGCCTGATCCCCTCCGAGGAGAAGATGCAGCAGAACATCGCCCAGCAGAGCCAGGCCACCCAGGCCATGCAGCAGCTGGAGCAGGCGATCAAGGAGGCCGAGGCCATGGACAAGCAAGCCTCCGCCCAGGAGCGCACCGCCAAGGCCGCCAAGACCCAGGCCGAAACCCAGGAGGTCCAGGCCGATACCGAAAAGACCCGCACCCTGACCCCACTGGAGGCCCGCAAGCTCCTGGTGGAAATCTTCAACATGATGCAGCAGCCGCAACAGGAGGCCGAGGTTGGACGAGATCGAGAAAGAACAGGAATGGAAGGCCCTGGCCAGAATCGCCCGGTCCCCCGAGGGCCGCAAACTTTTGGACTGGCTGCGCCGGGAGCGGGAAGAACACCGCAACCAGCTGGAGCGCGCCCCGGAGCACGCCCAGCTCCTGCGCCTGCAGGGCGAGGCCCGCTTCGCCAGCAAGGTCCTCGACAAGCTCGACCAGGCTGAGGACGTGGTGCGCAACCGCTACGACGACTGACCGCCTGGTACGCCAGGCCCCACAAGCAAGCCGCTTCACCGCTTCGGGAGGCGGCTTTTTTGTGGGCGAACGCTCAGGGCCAGAAGGCCAATGGTCCCTGAATCCGTGACCCCGAATCGTGAACCCCGGCTATGCCGGCTCACCCCATAGGAGTTGATATGTCACTACCGCAATCCGTTCAGCAGCAGGTGGACAAAGCCACCGCGCACTTTGAAACCGACCTGAATCCCGCCGACAAGACGGCTCAGGAGCAGGAGACAAAGACACCTGATGCCACCGGATCTGATCTGCAATCCGCTGACACCGACCGGAACCCCGAGGCGGGTGACGAGAAGCGCTCCCAGGACGCCCCGAAGGACGAGCCCCCACGCTCCGAAGGCTATTGGGAACACCGTTTCCGTGTACTCGAAGGGAAGTACAACAAAGAGGTGCCCGCGCTGCAGACCGAGGTCAAAGACCTGAAAGGCCAGGTCCAGGACCGTGACCGCCAGATTGAGGAGCTGAAAGGCTCCGGAGCACAGCCAGGCCAGGGTGCCGATGCCAACAACACCGGCCTCAGTGACGACGAGATCCGTCACTTCGAGGAGGAGTTTGGCGAGGACCTGGTGGGCTTCATCCGGAAGCTGACCGCTTCGGGCACGGACGGGGCCAAGGTGAAGGAGCTGGAGCGCAAGCTGGACCGGTTCGAGCAGAAGGAGCGGGTAGAGACGCAAACGTCGTTCTTTGCCGCCCTCGAGGAGCTGGTGCCGGACTACGCGACCGTCAACCAGGATCCCGCCTTCCACAAGTACCTGGCGCAATTTGACCCTCAGACCGGCAAGCAGCGGCAGCAGTCGCTGACCGAAGCGCAACAGGCCCTGAACGTCGATGACGTGGCGGCCATCTTCAACGCCTTCAAACAACAGTCGCAAGGCCAGCAAACCATCCCGGACGACCAGATCGACCCGCAAACCAGCCGTGCCACGCAGACCCCCCAGGGGCAGCACTACTGGACGCGGGACGAGATCAGTCGGTTCTACCGGGACAAGACCCGGGGCAAGTTCAGCCCGGACGAGGCCCAGCGGCTGGAAGCCGACATTTTCAACGCCCAGCAGGAGGGCCGCATCCGTTGAGGTGCGCCCCCGCCGGGTTTCCGATTCGATAAGGAGAACGAGTTATGGCAGGTCCAGTTCGTGACGTAGGCCATCCCGATTATTCATCTTCCAGCACCTCGGGTTTTATCCCCCAGGTCTGGTCCGGCAAACTCGTTGAGAAGCTGTACGCCCGTACCTGCTTCGCCGAGATTGCCAACACCGACTACGAGGGCGAGATCCGTGCCCAGGGCGATACCGTCCAGATCCGCACCACCCCGTCCATCGTGATCAACGACTACCAGATCGGCGGCGGCCTGAGCTACGAAAAGCCGACTTCCGACAAGGTAGAGCTGCACATCGACAAGGCGAAATACTTTGCCTTCGAGGTGAACGATGTGGACGCCTACCAGGCGGACATCAAGCTCATGGACAACTGGTCCGACGATGCCGGTCAGCAAATGAAGATCGCCATCGACACCATGATCCTGGGCGATGTGTACGCCGACGTGGCGGCCGAGAACGCCGGTGCGGCTGCGGGCAAGAAGTCCGGTTCCTACAACCTGGGCGCGGCCGGTGCGCCGGTGTCGGTCAACAAGACCAACATCATGGACGTGATCGTGGATTGCGGCTCCGTCCTGGACGAGCAGAACGTGCCGGACGACCAGCGTTACATCATCCTCCCCGCGTGGATGAACGGGATGCTGAAGAAGTCCGACCTGCGCGATGCCAGCGCCATGGGCGACAACAAGTCCGTGTTCCGCAACGGCAAGGTGGGTGAGCTGGACCGGTTCAGCGTGTACGTGTCCAACAACCTCTCGGTTGTGACCGACGGCACCACCGCCACCAAGTGCACCAACGTCCTGTTTGGTCACAAGAAGGCTCTGACCTTCGCCAGCCAGATGACCAACATGGAGACGCTGCCGAACCCCCAGGACTTCGGCAAGCTGATCCGGGGCCTGAACGTGCTGGGTTACGAGATGATCGACGGCAACGCCGCCGGCCACCTCTACGCCGACCGCGGCTAATCCCTGACGCCGCCCTTCGGGGCGGCAACCTTTCCCACACCGTGATGAAGGAGGTTTCCCGATGAGCGAGGAAATCCGCGAAAAGATCGAGGCTGCCCGCACCAAGGAGCAGCTGGAAGAAATCGGCCGTAACCTGAGCACCCCGATTGAGCTCGACCGCCGCAAGAACATGGACATTCTGCAGGCCGAGCTGCATGGCCACCTGGATCAGATCGAGTCCGGTACCGACCAGACCCAGGGCGCCGGGGCCACCGGTGACGACGGTAGTGCGCCGGAACAGGGTGACGACCAGGAGGTGGTCGCCAAGAACCTGCGCCCGGATCCGGAGCCCGAGCCGGAAACGCAAACCGTGACAAGTCACAGCAACCGGACGAACTACAAGGGCCGACTCCTGCAGAACACCAAGACCAAGGTGTTCTTTCCGTGGACTGCAGCGCTCGCTGCCAAGCGCAACATGCGGGAGGTGTAACCGATGGCCGTCGCCACCGTGGAGAGCATCATTAACCGCGCGCGGCTGATCCTCCAGGAGGTGACGGCCGACGGGACCCGATGGACCAACGTGGAGCTGGTGGGTTGGCTCAATGAGTTTTACCAGGCCGCCATCCAGCTCAAGCCGTCCGCCTTCGCCGTGAACGAGGTCCTGGACCTGGTGGACGGCTCCAAGCAGACCCTGCCGGCCGAGGGCCATCGCCTGCTGACCGTGGTGCGCAACACCGGCGGAGATCAGTCGGCCATTACCCGCGTCTGGCGCCACACGCTGGATACTGTTCGGCCTGGCTGGCCATCGGATCCGGCCGACGCGACCATCGAGCACTACATCTTTGACGACCAGGACCCGCACCACTTCTACGTGTACCCGGCCGCTGACGCGGCCAATGGCGCGGCCGTGGAGCTGGTGTACTCGAAGGTCCCGACCCTGCATGACGGGTCGGGCGGACTGACCACCGCCGGGACCGACCCCTTCGCCCTGGACGACGTGTACGCGCCCGTGGCCCTGGATTACATCCTGTACCGGGCCTTTGCCAAGGACGCCGAAACTCCGGCCAACCTCAACCGCTCCCGGATGCACTACCAGGCCTACATGGGCCAGCTCACCGGCAAGATGCAGTCGGACAGCCGGACTTCGCCCAATGCGCCTGACGGCTCCGAGAACCCGCAACGAGGGCAAGCATGACCGTTGACGACATTATCCGCCGGGTGTCCCTGGAGATCCCGGACGCGCCCCGGCTGACCATCAAGGACATGATCCTGTGGGCCATGGCCGATCTGTGCGACCAGGGCAATGCCTGGGTGCATACCGACGGGCCGATTGTGGTGGCCGCTGATACCGATTACGCCGAGCTCGAGGCGCCGGCCGATGCCGAGCCCGTGCGCGTGCTCCAGGTGCTGATTGACGACCGACCGCTGCGCCCAGGGCTCCACTACCGGCAAACCGGGCCGGCCTCGATCGAACTGTCCTTCACGCCCAAGCAGAGCACGCTGTACGGCCGCCTGGCAGTGAAGCCGGATCCCGGGAAGCAGATGCCGGCGGAACTCATCAGCGCGCACGCCGAAACCCTCCGCCACGGGGCGCTGCACAAGCTGTTCATGCTGCCCCAGGCCTGGCAGAACTCTGACCGGGCCATTTACCACCGCCGACTGTGGGAGGCCGGGGTGACCCAGGCCAAGCAGCTGGCCGCCTACGGCCACCAGGCCGGGGGTGCCCGTGTTCGATCCCGCCGCTTTCTCTGAGGTAACGAGCGATGGAAACCACCACCGTTAAAGTCCGCGTCTCCAGTCCCAGCGGTGCTCCGGTCCAGGGCGCCGAGGTACGCGCCACCCTGCAGAGTGTGGGAGTGGACCTGGAGGGCTACATCGACC